AACTATTTACCATCATATGTCTCCCAAGTTACATCAACAATATCTGTTTCTTCAATATCATGATCTTTAAGATTTGATTTTCTTAACAACAACTCTTCTAGTTTTTCTAATCTTTCTTCAACAGTTTCTTGTGCGCCAATAGTTGTCTGCGGGCCAATTGCACCTTCTCTATCGATAACGAACCTTTTATACATTTCTGGATCTTCTTTCCAACACTTATCATTTTTATACTGTTCAGTTGCAACACCAATAAAATCATTATCAAATGCATCAAAAGGAATACTGTATGGCGTCTTATCAATTACACTTTCATATAAAGGTGGTTCAGTTTCTTCATTCTTTACGTCAACTACAATCCTAAAATTAGCATCACCCTTCCAATGTATTTTTATTCCCCAAGTTCGCATCAAATCACAAGCTTCAGAAAGATGAGTTACATGTAATCCATGAGTTAACGGACATATACCAGTAGACAAAAATAATTTCCAATCTGATTGAGTTATAAAAAGTAATTTATCATACTGAATCCTATCATCAGCTGCGTGACCTATTGCTTCAGAAACATAGAACCAAGCAGTCTCATCACTAACCTCGCCAGGCACACCGATCAGACACACCCAACCATGTTTTTTAAGTTCACCAAAAGCATCAGTCACTCTTTTTACTTGTTCATCAGTAATTGTTTGAACATCAGGAAGTCTAGACACTGATGCAACTAATCCTTGACCCACTGTTCCTAAGCCATCAGCTGTTGAAGTAACAACTCTTTTTACGCCTGACAACAATTTATTTTTAAGAGACTCGGCCGCCATATTATTTTCCTATGTGTTTAATGTTATCATTACTTATCACTTGATATGCACCTTTATTATATGCAACAGATACAGTATAATTTGACGATACTTCTTTTTTGTAAGAGGTATCTTCTTCTTCTTTATACGGAGTAATACTTGCTGATGGATATTCTTTAGAGTCTTTATATCCCACAGGTAAATTACGAGCAACCATAGCTCTAAACTCTGGTTGTTTTTTTATTTTCTTTGACTTAACAGTTTTACGTTTACGCCCTGAAGTAGAATAGTTCAAGGTATTAGTATAGATCATCATACAATTTCAACTTCATGTTCTGTTTCAATAACAACTCTCGCGCCACACGACAGAAGGGTTTTATCATTGCCGCCATAATGCACCTTTGCGACACGATTTCCATCTTTATCTAATATATAGACTTCATTTGTATAGACATTTGTACTGCCTTTTTTGACAGTGATGACTGGTTCATTCTCATCATGTTTTTTATTACTACGAATCTTATGTTGATTCACATGTACATATGTAGTAGGACTTTTTCTAGGCATTTTTATCTCCAAAAAGTTAGATCAATTATACACTATTTCTTTAGAATTGTCAAGCATAAAATGAGGAACTTCTCGTTTAGTCCACTTTGCAAATCGTGCCTTTTCATTCCTGTAGTAGTTCTGATATGCTTCAACAACGTCATCACGTTTACAGTANTCAGGCATCGCCTGTGGAAGTTCAGTCAAACCTCTAAACCTTTCAATGTTGCGTGGAACAATCCACAACTGAAAACTAAGTTTATCTTCGGTAGCATGTGTCTTACCATATCGATAGGTATATTCTTGACATAATGCTTTCCAGTGTTTCCAGTGCCATTTGTAATTGTGACTACTTTCCATAGTCCACAATGTACAGGGATGTTTTACATGAACAGCTTTGTAGATAATTTTTTCAGTAGCAGGTGCAACGTCTTCAAGTGACCAGTAGTCAACTATTCGTTTACCAGAGACAGATGGTCGCTTTTCTTTTACACCATCAAGAACTCTTTGTGCCGTTGACAACATCTGAGCGCTTTCTAATATCATCTTGACTACATGTTTGTCACACATTAGTTGAGCAGATACGACAGGATCTTCATCTAAGACAAATATATTCATCTTACTGACTGGCCATGAACACTAAACCGCCATTTGCAACTGCATACCCCATGTACATAGTTGCCATTGGAATGTTTCCAAAACGCAACCCTTGTTCAGCAGCTACAAATAAATAAATCAAACCAGTTAAAACAATCAACCAAACACTCATAATATACTCTCACTTCAGACTTGGACAAACTAAATAATCTTTCATTGCCTTTGCTTCTTCAAAGGACTCTGTTAACTCGTGACCATCAACCTCATGGTATCCACCATCACTGACTGCCCACTTATCTACCGAAAATTTGAATCCTTTAGGTACAGATTCAGGACAGATTTGCGTAATAACGAGTTTGTTTTTTTCATCTATCTCAATGACTGTATCACCGTTGATATAGGATTCGTAAAGAACTGTATTGACAAAAGTCAACATCAATCATCATCACTGTAGAAAATTTCTAGACCTACCCAAATTAGTGTTGCTGCCACTACCCACAATAACATGTCATTTATTTCCATTAAAGATTTCCTATATCGTATGTTTTATTTTTGTGTTCGATACTTACAACTCGCATCACAACACCGTTACCAAACAAAGCATAATCACCATTACTTTCTAAAGTCACCTTAACATTTGTTTCCATTGATTCTGATAATTCTTTTGCAGCTTCTATGGCATCATTGAATTTTTTATATCGATTCTCCATTAGCTCACCCATTCGTATTCGTAATCATCAATCAAGATATCACGAACACGTTCCCTGTCAAGACTATCAGCACCATAATTAGTGAATATTTGATGATCAGAGTCATTCAACATTTTAAGATATTTATTGATCGCTTTTGCAGCGTCTTTCTTTGACACATTCATTGGGTAAATAGCGTCATAATCTGCATTACCGTAAAAGGACAAAACATAATCAACAAACTCTTTTTTTCTAATCTCAAAATCAAGGTTAATCATAATATATTTCTCTCACTAGTTAAAGAACAATTATACCAAAATACCACGTTATTGTCAAGTGGTAATATTACCATTTATGCAACTGCCTTCTCTCGCATCTTCGCCATTTTCTGGTAACTTTCTAACCACTGTTCTGGTGACTTGAAAGTCTTTGGAACTGACATTTTAAGTTTTGCCTTTTTGAAACAATACTTCAAGTTACTAGCCGCATCAACACCCATGAATCGTGACACCAGTTTTAGAAGTGAAATCCTAAAACCAACATCGTGATCACCATGACCGCACATATGTGCTAACTCATGGAGTATAACATACTTAGTCATACCAAACTCAGAGGGTTGTAACTCAATAACACCCATACCCATCTTCGCCACACCAGCATTCCTTTTCATTCTAGAGTTGATTACTAGATATGGTTGTTTGCAAACTGGAGCGGTGTTATCTGACTTTATATTGTCATTACAAAGTTTTTGATAGGTTTTAGATTTGATAACCTTTTTAAAGAACTTTTGTGCAGACTTTTCATCGTTCAAAAAAGACTCATTGGCAATCTTCATTGAAAGCATCTCCAATGCAACATTTTCTGCCTTGTAAGTCTTGGAACGATCACTGTCTCTTAATATGCTTTTCGCACCAAAGTGACACAGTCTCCACTTCTTCTTGACATAATCTTGATACTTTATAGCAAGGTCAAATCCCATGATAGCGTATGCCTTGTCGAAAGCGTCAGCGCGATCTCTACTAGTAATCATTAAGCGTTACCTTTGTTGATGTAAGGTTTGTTCCACTTACCAAAATTAATATCAGTGTAATGACTTCGAAAAAAGTAATCAGACTGTGAATCGTCATGATTGAAGTAATCAGGGCCTTTCATCGCAGCAATAAGTTTATCTAAAAACTCGACCAACTTAGGATGTTTTTCATAATGGTCTTGATACCAATACTCATTTACTTCGTAATGATAACTTGGGTCAAAGAAAACATCACCCTCTTTCATGTTTATACAAAAAGTAGAATGATAGCTCACAGACAGGGTTGCTTTTACTCCATACTCTTTTAGAACTGCCTTGACAGCAGGAGCAAGTTTCTTTTTGTCTTCTTGGGAAAAATATGTCATAATTAAGGTCTCTCAGTTGTTTTCTCATTTTACAAACATATTATAACATGTTTTAACAACAAAAGTCAATAGATATTTCAATTAAATTGTGGTAATATTACCATTTTGGAGGGGTTTGCACTACAAGACTAACCCTTATCGCGTCACCGCAACAATATCGTCAGGTAGTGCAAATTTCGTACTATTTTCTTTTCTTTTTCAGTAACTCGTTGGCGATCCATTGTTTCGCAATGTGGTTGTTCACCTTTTTGGTGACTAAAGCCCTTATTCTTTTAAAGACTTTTGCGAACACATCTTCACCAGCATCATTGTTGTCAACAATTATCATATTTGAACCACCAAATAATCTTTGGAACTTACCAATGTTTTGTTGTACACCGTTCCACATTTTAGCCACCTCCGCCTCTGGCAGAGTTCTTTGTCTCATTTTGTTACGTTCTTGTGCGGTATCTAACGATGTATTAACAAATATCATGTAAGTCTCATATCCAAGTTTTTGCAAACTGGCAGCTTGAGATGATATCTTTTCATAATCTTTACCTGTTCCATCAATGATAAGACCTAGACGACCATCAAGAAAGTTTGACTTTCTTTTGGCGGTTATCTTTTTTGCCTTACCTCTTATTTCTTGACCTTCATCAGAAAATATATCTTCAGGTGTTGGTGTTAAACCAGCATCATTTAACATTTTTTCATAGATGTCATCACTGTTGACTATCTTCATGCCGAGACCACCAGTAGTTTTTCTTACAACATAAGATTTACCACTGCCTGGCCCACCAGCTAAGAATATCGCCTTAAAGATATTAGGGTCGTACACACCCTCTTGTATGTCTGAAAAAGATTTCATTGTTATCCTTTAACAACTCTCCATATTGGTTATATTTAGTCTTACTCGGTATCTCATATTCAACCCTCCTCCCTTGTCTCTGTAGGTTCGAGAATTTAATTGTTTTCTTTCTAGCCTTATGTGCCATATGATTTCCTTTTTGATTAATTGGAATGGGTTTGAGTTGTTTTACCTCCTTATGACTGAACGGTTATTGATTTACCAAAATCTTCATAATCGACACCTGCTGATGGTAGTTTGCTGACTAGGCTATCCTTAGCAACTTGCATTTGTATTTTGTGTCTTCTATCACTTCCGATAGTAAAGTTATGAGATATGGCGGTGATTAAATATTTTCCAGAGTAGTTTGTATCAAACTTTTGATCTGATAGCGTTGTAGTAGAACCTATAGTAATATCTACAGTATCACCAGATTGTAAAAATGTTTGACCAGCAACATCTAGAGTTAACATATAACTGTCTTTGATTTGATTGATCCTTGACTTTCTTCTTTGAATAATGTTTTCGTAGTTATCGCTTTGGTAAGGATAACTTTTACTTTCTGAATCATAAAAACTTTTATCTGCACTTGTTGTTGTAACAAATAGTTTTGAGTTTTTGTGATCGCATATATTTTTGTTGTCTACCCTGTCTGTTGAACTTGAAATTGTTGGGTTAATTGAAGTATGTGTGTCCTTGTCGTATTGACCCAGATAATTATATGTATAACTTTTTATATTTTTATTAAAAATGTCATGAACCTTTAGTTCAGATGAGTATGTCCCCTCATTTAGATTTTTAATTGTATCTTTTACACCCATGACTTGAACCGAGTTAATTGTTTGTAAATTATTAACTGGATCTATAACACCTTGAGAATTTAAAACATTAGGAATATTTTCTGAGTAATCAAACTTAGATGGTTGACTGCAAAGGTTATCTATTGTCTCAAAATGAAAACCTTTTGTAGTTTCATAAAACAGGTATGATGGAGAAGAATTTGCAGTTTGTGAATTCGATAATTTTGTAAGTCTGTTTATTGCATCAAATGGTTTAAGATTTGGAACAACCATCTTAACACTATTAGATGTTGTTTCAACAAACAATTTCTTTTTAGAATTGAGGTAATTTTGATCTCTAATAATTTTTGTAATTATGTCTGATGGAGTTCCAGTATATGATTGAGATACCCTTGTCAATTGATTTCTTTGTGACTCTGATGTAGTAAAGTTAAACGAAACTATATTAGCATTTTCACCCGATCCAGTAAAACTATTGACCTTATATAAGTTAAGTGGTGTGTCAACAAAGTCTATAACTGTGTCTTCTGATGCATTTTCTTGGGGTGTAAAAATTCTTAATGATAATTTTTCTTGACCTGTGATAGATCCTAACATTGTAATATTGGTGGTGTCTTTTATCGTGATGTCGCCACTGACAGTCATAGAAAATATATCTTCGTAAATATTGATTGACTCTACTAGTTCACCAATATCAAATACTAGTCCACTAACTGTATGCACCATACATACATCTAAGACAAACTCGCCAGCATACTGTAATTCAGTTCTTGCCATTATTTACACCTTATGCGATTTTATTTTCAAACTCTGAAACAAAACTATCAATAAATTCTGGTTTTATCAATCGTATCTGTCTTTTTTTGTCTTGAAGTCTTTCTTCATAATCATAGTTTGTTATTGTAGCACTGTTTACTCCACCACCACTGACAAAATAAAAACTGTCCAAAGTAAAAGAATTTTGGTCGAACGTGATATTTGACATATCAAAGAAAGTATAGGGAAACTCTTGTCCAGTCTCTATCAAAATTGTTTTATCGCCTGATGATTGGCTTACTTCATAATGATGAACAGCATAAGGATCATCATATTTTGATGTAACATATGATTCAAACTTTTCTGTAGACATCGGCCAATCTGTATAATAATCAATAATATCGTTAGCGATTAAAATTGTCCAATGCAACTGTGCATCGTTATAGTATTTGTATGCGATGGACTCAGGTGTGTCTCCTGACTGAACATCGTAATAATCAAAACCATAAATGTCATCCTTTACATCGGTTCTGAGTTTTAATCTTCTAAAGATATCAGTTTGTATTCGATATGTACCGTCACCTTTAGGGTCGTATGCTATTCTTGGAAAGTTTGAAAAATAAGACATATTTAAAATCCAGCGTTAATTCTTTCTCTAGTAATAANTTCAAGTTCTTTAAATGTTAGTTCAATAGATGTTTCTACAGGTGGCGCCCCTTTTTCGTTTGGTCTAAAAAACTGTGTTCTTTCGCCACCATAAACAACATTACATGAAGTTAAAACAGATGTTGATATTTTGTTGAGGTATGAATTTTCTTTTTGTTTTACCATATATTTTATATCAAAAGTAGCAGGAACAATCATTGTTCTCCTAACATCTATAGGGCCATCAAATGATGGCGCCATGTAAAACCTAAACATCTTAACAATTTTTGCAACTAGATCAGCTTCATTTTCTGATTTAGGCATCATCTTAAATGCAAAGTTAAACTCTCGTCTGGATGTCCCTTCAAAAATCATTTCCATTCGATTATTGGTTATTTTACCTCTGTTTATATCTATTGCAGCTTTAGCACCAGAGAAGGCAGTGTCAAGAGCTGCTTTACCCATTTCTGGAGCACTTTCTCGACCAACATTCCCAGCCTCTTCTAAGGCAGCTAATATTCGGCCTCCTATCCCACTAGGATCATTGTTAAAACCCTTGTTAGCAGCAATAACTGCTGATGTCGCACCGCCTATTTCAACCTCTCCATAATTAGATGTTTGTGCTACGGACACAGTAGCAGGCATATACATCGCTATAGATGATGCAAGTCTTCTTGTTGGAGCTCTTGGAACTGACACAGTGGACGGTGCTGTGTGAGTAATATCTTGACTTATTTCCTTTTGTCTATCCTCAGTCTCATCTTGTAAACCTCTAACAATTTCGCCAGTAGTTGTTCCTAGTTGTCTAGCTTGTGCTACGCTAAGACCTGTTGTNCCACCAAAATCAACATGAGCNTTNATTTGTTCGTTGATAAAAAACTGAACATAATGTGATTGATCTGTATAACCCAAATCTTCGGGGTACATTACAGTCTCGCCCTGAAATGGATTTTGCTTTGCTTTTTGATATGGGTCTGTAACTTTATTAATCCCACCAAAGTTCTTACCTATATCGCCTGGCAGTTTTGTTGAAAGATTAAGGCCTAACTCATCACCTATGAGATTAGTGACTTTAGCAGTAGCTTTGTTTACCGCTACATTTTTTATTTCTTTGAGAAAACCCTTGCCATCAAATGACATACTAAATACCTTTGTAATTATATTCTTCTTCTATTTAGGTGATGAGACTGTGGCGTATCGTGGAAAATATTTTCCCAACAATGTAAAAAAATACAAGGGAGACCCATCAAACATTATTTATCGTTCTTTGTGGGAAAGAAAGTTCATGGTTTACTGTGACAAGAATGATAAAATAGTAGAGTGGGGATCTGAAGAATTCTTTATACCTTATCGTTCACCACTTGATGGCAAACTTCACAGGTATTTTCCTGATTTTTATGTCAAAGTAAAACAGAGTGATGGCAAAACGAAAAAGTGGGTGATAGAAGTCAAACCCAAGGCACAAACTAAACCACCTAAAACTCCAAAGAGAAAAACTAAAAGGTATATAAATGAAGTAAGAACATATGCGGTCAATGATGCAAAATGGAAGAACGCAATTGAGTGGTGTGAAAACAAAGACATGGAATTTATAATTTTAACAGAAGACGAACTAAAGGTATAAATAGTCGAATGGCAGAAAAATATTTCGATCAGATTTCTAAACAAATTAAAACTGGTAACGAACCTCATCAGTGGTATCGTAATAGAATAAAAGAACTCGGTACACCAAATGTCCCTGAACTTCTTAGGTCTGGTAAACTAGCAAAAACACCGCATAGTAAACATTTAAATATGTTTGTTTATGCACCTAAAGGTAAAGATACTTTACCATACTATGATACCTTTCCACTGATACTGCCTTTAGAAAAGTACGATAATGGTTTTCTTGGTTTAAACTTTCACTATTTACCTTATGCTTTGAGAGCAAAACTTTTAGATGCAGCTGGTCAAGATAACCTTAGTGTTCAAGCTGTCAAAAAAAGTAAGTTAACAAAACCATGTATAAAAAGATATTTAAATGGTCAAGTTAGATCTCAGTTTAGAAAAATAGATCCAGAAGATAATTTAACAGCTATCATGTTACCTGTGCAAAGGTTCAAGAAAGCATCAACAACAAAAGTTTGGTCAGATTCCAGAGGAATGTTATAATGCCCCACGAGTATAAAGTAGAAGTAGTAAGAGTTGTCGATGGCGATACTGTTGATGTAGATATAGATTTAGGTTTCGGTGTTTGGATGAAGAAACAACGAGTAAGATTAAAGGGAATTGATACACCAGAAAGTAGAACGAGTGATAAAGTAGAAAAGGTATTTGGATTAGCTGCAAAAGATTATCTAACACAACAACTTCAAAAATCCTCTCAAGATGGGACTACCCTTGTTCTTAGAACAAAGATTGATAAAGAAAAAGGAAAGTATGGTAGGATACTTGGTGAGTTTGTTCTTCTTACTGACAGTCCTCCAATTAAGTCAGTATCTAATCATAGAGAGTTAAATATTAATAAAAAGTTGGTAGAAGAACACCATGCAGTTGAGTATTGGGGTCAGTCTAAAAAAGATATAGTAGATAGACACCTCAAAAATAGAGAGATGTTAAGAGAACAAGATTTTGATTACTATAATAGGAATCTATAATGTCTAAGTTTGATTTTCGTGGAGCATTAGGGTCTGCTGTTTTTAAAACAATTCAGTCTCAGTTTGACAATGGTGCATCTAGTGATGGTTATTCAAAAGCAAACCGATATGAAGTAGTAATAAGTTTGCCAACTGGTGCGAGTGGTACAGATGCAGCTTCAGCTGGATCTTCCGCTTTAGCAGACTCAGTAGCGGGTCTTAGAAATGACGCTTCAAAAAGAATATCCTTTAGGTGTGATAGTATATCAATGCCTGGCAGAAATCTTAGAAGTGTTATGAATGGGAATATTTATGGCCCACCCCATGAAATAGTTCAAGGTCTAACTTTTTCCGAAGTAGCTGCAACATTTTATGCTGGATCAGATATGGGCGAAAGAATCTTTTTTGAGGAATGGCAAAAAATTACATACAATCCACAGACTTATGATATAAACTACTATAAAGAATATGTCGGTACTATTGAAATATACACTTTAAATGAACAAGATGAAAGAACTTATGGCGTAAAACTTTGGGAGGTATTTCCAAAAACTATTGATTCTGTCCCATTAAGTCATGCTTCAACAAACACCATAAATAAAGTAGGAGTATCTTTTGCATACAAGTATTGGACAAATGAAGCCACAGACCTAGCGCCAGGCAAAGGGGATTTTACATTGGCATCGTTTTTATCAAGTATTAAGAGTGGCGAATTTGCTGACAATGTAGGCGATGCACTGTTAGACTCTGTAAAAGCAAGGGTACAAAAAGAAGTTCCTAGACTATTAAGGAATAAACTACCATTTTAAATTATTAACTAACTTGGAAATAAATTATGTTACCACAACTGAATACATCACAACATGAACTTGTAGTTCCATCAACAGGACAAAAAGTAAAATATAGACCATTCTTGGTCAAAGAACAAAAAATATTAATGATCGCACAAGAAACAGGTGATCAAAGTGCTATTATCAATGCAGTATGTGATTTAGTAAATACATGCACAGAGGGTTCTATTTCCAATGTGGAAAAGCTACCCACCTTTGATGTAGAATATATATTTTTAAAAATTAGGTCTCAGTCAGTTGGATCTGTAGTTCCCTTAGTCGTTACATGCGAGGATGATGGAGAAACTAAGGTTGATGTACAAGTAAACTTGGACGAAATAAAAATTGATGTGCCAAAATCAGATAATGTAATTAAAATTACTGATAGTATTGGTATTACATTAAGATATCCAGACACAAGAACTATAGCAAAATATTCTGATTCGACAGATACGATTGAAACAACTTTTGGTATTATGTCAGATTGCGTAGTAAATATTTTTGATGAAAATGAAATATATGATGAAATGAGTAAAAAAGAGTTAGATGACTTTATTGAGTCAATGACTGCAACTCAATTTCAAAAGCTTCAAGATTTTTTTGAAAGTACACCAAGATTATCTCACACTGTTAATGTTACTAATCCTAACACTGGTGTTGAAAATAAAATAGTTATTGAAGGGTTGGCAAATTTTTTAGAATAACCCTTTCGCATGACAGTTTAGCAAACTATTATCAGACTAATTTTTCGATGATGCAACATTATAAGTATAGTCTTACTGAACTGGATAATATGATGCCGTGGGAAAGGGAGATATATGTTGGTTTGCTTAAAGAATTCATTCGTGAAGAAAACGAAAGATTAAAACGACAACAAAGAGGTTAATATGTCAGAAGAAAAAGGTCAAGTGTTTCACCCAGCTGACACAAACGGTGATGGTAAAGTGAGCAAGGCTGAAGAAACAATGTATCTTGAGTTTAAACGCAAAGAACTTGAAGATGCAGATGCCATGCGTGATGCACAACGCAACATGACATGGTTTGCATTAGCTGGTTTATTATTATATCCATTTGCTGTAGTCATTGCATCACTAGTTGGTTTAGATCAGGCGCAAGCAACATTAGGTGATATGGCGCCAACATACTTTGTAGCAGTTGCTGGTATTGTAGCTGCGTTCTTTGGTTCTCAAGCAATTAGTTCTAAAAAGAAATAGGATTAGATAAATGGCAGAGGTAGATTTAACCGCCTTTATGCAGGCGTCAAATAATCTAGAAAGAGTAACTAGAGATTTACGAGACCAAAACCAATCAACTGGTAAAGAGAT